TCTCTCCCCGGTCGTAATTGTCAGGAAAAGAGACCAGAAGGCAACAGCCATCCATTCGGTAGCATTAACAAATACCCCGGCTATAGATGGGATGTTCGCATTGGTGAACTCCCTTGATATAGAGGACATTCTAGAAACAGGAGGAATAAAAATGGATTTAAAAGAACTTGCAAAAACATTAGGGCTCCCGGAAACGGCAACGGAAGAGGAGATCATGAAGGCCGTGGCAGATGCAGCCAAGGCACAAGAGCAGTTCAAAGCCTTGGGAGAAAAGAAAATGGGTGAAGGTGAAGGAGGCTCCGAAGGAAATGAAACGACTGAAACGGTAGCCAACAGCACAATTCTTTCTATGCTTGGGCTAAAAGAAGATGCCAGAACCGAAGACGTGGCAGCAACCATCATGGCATTAAAGGCAGGGGGCGTTGATACCCAGCGTGAAGTCCTTGCCCTGAAGAAACAGCTGGAAGAGAGAAATGCCGATGAGGTTATTGACAAAGCTCTGAAAGCAGGGAAAATCACATCCGCACAGCAGGAATGGGCAAAGGCATACGCATTAAAAGACCTTGAAGGATTCCAGAGCTTTATTGAAAAGGCTCCGGTAGTGGTTCCACAGGGCATGCTTGCTTTGAAGGATGCACCTGCAGGCGGTGCGGTTGCGGAGTGTGATGTGGCTATACTGAAAAACTGCGGCGTTGAACATGAAGATGCAAAGAAATATGCAATCAAGGAGGGCTAAGTGATGGTTAGGACAGGAAATGAAAAGACCGGGAACCGGCTGCTCGTGCTTCCGGCTGCTGCTGGGGAAACATTGACAGAGTGCACCATGGCAGCTATCAACGTTGATGGATATGCTGAAACGGCAACGAAGAAAGAAGGACTCAAGGTTGCCGGATGTGTGCAGCGCTATTGCGACAACGCACAGGGAGCAGACGGTGGCAGGGACGTAAACGTGAAGAGGGGTGCTTTTGTATGGGAAAATGACGGTACCATTAAGGGAACCGACATCTTAAAGAAGTGTTATATCCATGATGGCGTGACCGTAACGATTACAGAAACTGGATCAAGCGTGGCAGGTACCATCCTTGCGGTAGAAGAGGACGGGGTCACGGTTGACATGACGTTAGTTTAAGGAGGACATGAAACATGATTATCAATCAGGCGAATTTACACGGGCTTACGGTGGCCTATTCAACGGCTTTCAATAAGAGCCTTGACACCACGCAATCCAACTATCAGAAGGTTGCAACAGTGGTGCCAAGCACAACGGGCGAGCAGGACTATAAGTGGCTTGGACAGATGCCAAGGATGAGGGAATGGATCGGTGAAAGAGAGCTCCAGTCACTTGCGGCGTATGATTACCTTATCAAGAACAAAAAGTTTGAAATGACCATTGGCGTGCCCAGGGATGACATTGAGGATGACAAGTACGGGGTATACACCCCATTGTTTTCAAACATGGGGGAAGCTGCCGCACTGCATCCGGATGAGCTTGTCTTCGGTGCAATGATGGGAGGGTTCACGGAAAAATGTTACGATGGCAAGCCGTTTTTTTCAACGGATCATAAATCAGGAGACAAGACATTCAGTAACCGTTCCAATGAGAAACTCTCAAAGGAGAGCTATAAGAAGGCCCGGGCAGGCATCATGAGCATTACCGGGGACAAAGGAAAGAGCCTTAGGCTTGTGCCGGAACTTTTAGTCGTCTCCCCTGCCAAAGAGGAGGAGGCAAGGCTTGTTTTGAAGGCGGATCAGGTGAATGGCACGAGCAACGTGTTGAAGGATACTGCGGAAATTCTTGTGGAGCCTGCTTTGGCAGAGAATCCGGAGTATTGGTTCTTATTATGTACCAGCAGATTCTTAAAGCCGTTTATCTACCAGCTTAGAAAGCAGATTAAATTCACTTCCCTTACAAAAGATACTGACGAAAAAGTTTTTATGTATGATGAATATGTGTATGGGGCTGATGGCAGGAGCAACGCAGGGTATGGCTTCTGGCAGATGGCATATGGCTCTACCGGAGAGGTTGAGGCACAGGGATAAGGAGCAGGTGATTAATATGTATTGTACCGTGGATGAGGTACTTGGGATGATTAAAGAGGACATGAAGAATGTCATCATAGGCGGAGAGTACATTGAAGATATGGGGGAACGGGAGGAGAAAATCCTCCCACTCTGTGAAGATGCAATCCAGGACGCCTGTGCTGAGATTGACGGGTACCTTGCGAAAAGGTACAGCGTGCCATTCAAGAGAACCCCGCAGGTCATTAACAAGTTTGCGAAGGATATATCCGTATACAACCTTGTGTCAAGGACGGGCATAGATGAGGGTGAAAGGGAGAAGACCATCCTGAACCGGTACAACGCAGCCGTCAAGTTCCTGCTTGATGTTGCCAAAGGAATTATCAGTATCGGAATGGACGAAATTGGCAGCAAAGAAACGGCTGCCAATGGATTCAATATGAAGTCTTCAAGACGGGTATTCTCAAGGGACAGCATGAAGGGATGGTGATGAGATGTCATCCATTAAGGCGGAGCTGACTGGTGATGTTGATAAGCTCATCCAACGCTTGAAGAATCTGGGCAATCTTGAGAAGCGTGGAATATTGAATGCGATGGCAGAAGGTCTTAGAACTTCAACCGTGGAGAGGTTTGCGACTGAGAGCTCACCGGAGGGCGGAAAATGGAAGCCTTCCATCCGTGCCAGGGAAGAGGGCGGAAAGACGCTTACAAAAACAACACAGCTGAAGACAAGCATCAGGGCAACAGCGAGTGAGAGTGGGTTTGCGGTAGGCACAAATGACATCAGGGCAGCCACACACCAGTTTGGTGATGCCCGGACAATAAAGGCGAAAAATAAGAAATACCTCACGATCAAGGTTGGAGGCCAGTGGAGAAAAGTAACTTCTGTAAATGTTAACATACCTGCCAGGCCGTTCCTTGGCGTCAGCCCGGAAGATGAGCAGGATATAAAGGATATTTTGGAGGAAGCATTTGAGGAGTAGGGCATGGTAGCTGAAAAGAACTATTTAATTGAAAAGTTGAAAAGTGCTGGGATAAAATCCCAAGTCTATACAAGCATGAAAAAACTGAAACAAAGTAACGAAGTTCATGTTGGTGCGATTTTACGAAACGGTGAGACGTTCACACGTTCCGGCTCAAAAAAAATATATACAGACCAGGAGGGGCAGCGGAAACGTAGGGTCAAGCTGTGGGACAGAAGCACCTCATTCCAGGTAATCATAGCCGATAGTTCCGAAGAGAGATGTGAGGAGATGTTGGGTAAGTTCCTTCTGGCATTGAATAAAGGAATTGGGGTGGATGGCAACTGGGTGAATATCGTCCTTGGCGAGATGGACTGGGTAGAAGAGGGTGACAGTATCCTTAAGGCTAAAATTGCGGTACAGTTCGACATTACTTTTGAAGGCGGTATCTATATTGACAGGGACATTAAGCCAATGGGAATTGGCTCTGTCAGATAAGGAGGAAATAATGGCAGGAAAGAAAGAGGCTGCAAGCCTCATCAGCATTGAAGAATTAAAAAAAGAACTCAATATATCAGATGCGGTATTTGAGGGAGTAAAGGCGGCAAATAAATGGAAGAGTGGTAGGCAGGTGGAAAAAGACGTATTCCAAAAGGCTTGCGACAACTTTCGGGTATCTCCGGTTGACGGGAGAAAGGATACGAATAAGGAGGCGAAAGGCTAATGTACGGAGATGTTAACGTCAAAGTTGAGGACGGGAACCTTGGAAAGAGTACCGTGGGCGGTATTGGCACGCAGATTAAGATTGGCATTTCCAATGTGGAATCAGATAAGCCAATTCTGGTGACGGGAACCATGAACGCTAAGAAGATCAAAGAAGAGGTCGGTGAAACGCCTCTTGCAGACGCCTGTATTGATGCGGTTGAATGGGGCGCAAGCTCTATTTATTGTATTCCGGTCAAAGCCGGCACTGAAGGAGCGGTGGGGAGTATTGAACACACCGGAAGTGGTTCCGGGAGTCTTTCCGTGGAAGGCTTACCTAACAATGTCTATGATGCGGTTGTGGAAATTATAGACAGTGGCAGCTGCAATGACGGTACTTTCAGATATTCCATTGATGGAGGGAATACCTTCACGGATGAAATGACCATACCCATCACAGGGGAAGCGGAGCTATCCTATACAGGGTTGAAAATTAAATTTACGGATGCATCAGGAGACGCAGGCTTTGTGCCAGGGGATTTATATCGTTTCCAGACCACGTCTCCATCTATGAGCAATCTGTCAGTGATCGAAGCAGTGGAAAGCAT